AAGAACCTGTTGGGCAAGAGCGGTGTGAACCATGAGTCTGTGAGCGACAGTTGGATGGACTTGGCCAACTACGGAATCATTGGCTTCATGGTTCACAATAAAATTTGGAAGTAGTTATGAAGAGATTAATATTAACTATTGGTGCGGTGTTGTTCGCAACGACTGCAAGTGCGGAAACCATAGGGGCGAGCCTCAAGCCTGTCCCGAGGGTTACTATATTCGGTCAAACCTTTAAATGCCGTATACCCTCGGTTTGTCTGGGCGCGGCGGCTGGTGTGTTACCGGATGCCAAGCTGTCCGCTGAAGGTGTTAACATTAAGCTGCCCTACTTCGCGGTGGACATACCGTTTCCATCGCTAATCCTCGCTGCCAAGGGCAAGGAGGTTGAAGTGAAGCTGGGTGAGGTTAAAAAGGTGGCTGAAAAGAAGAAATAATGCCTGCGCTTGACGTTCTCACGCCTCGGGGCCAGAAGTCACTCGGGGATGAGAGACGGGCGATGGCCGCCTTCTCCGACAGGTTCTGCATGGACTACGTTGAGACTCCAAAGGGCTCGGCGGCATACGCTGACGGGGTGCTTGTGAAGGAGAAGGAGCTACGGGCTGTGGTGGAGGTTAAGTGCCGCTACGATGTGGATATTGACGGGTTCTTTTTGGACTACAACGGTGAGTGGCTGGTAACGGCTGCCAAACTGGAGAGATGCCGGAGAGCGGCCAGTTATTTATCCGTTCCATTTATTGGTTTTCTGCATTTGGTTAACAGCAAAAAACTGCTTTGGAAAAGGGTGGAAAAATGGAAAACCGAAAGGACTATCACCACTCGCACGGTGAACGACCCTACCCCCATACGGAGGGCTAACGGATTCATAGACATGGAGGGGGCTCATTGCCTTGAGTTGTGATTGAGCTAACGGATCATCCCACAATCTACAGGCCGTCCGAGGCTGAGATTCTCGGCTACGAAAAGGAACACGGGCGGGAGGCAACCGTGTCTCTCCTCATGGATCGTGAGGAGCTTATACAGGCCGAGAGGGATGATCCGTTCAATCACAGGCAAGTCTTGCCCCATTGGAAGGACGCAAAGAAGCTCATTGACGGGCATGATCAGCTATTGATCTCGGGAGGAAACCGGAGCGGTAAAACGGCGTTCGCCTCATGGTATGTGGTGCAGCTACTGGCGAGTGTCGCTGGGGCGCGTGTCGCCTGTTTTAGCATGACGCACCAGAGCAGCATACGGGATCAGCAGCCTGCCGTTTACGAGATGCTCCCCAAAGAATTTAAGAAGATGAAGCGGGGGCAAGTTCAGAACGTAAAGTACACGCAGAAAAACGGTTTCTCTGACGGGACTTTCGTTTTCCCCAATGGATCGCAATGTTGGTTCAACGCATACCAGCAGCCCCTCGATGTGCTAGAAGGGTTTGAAGCGGACGCTATATGGTTCGATGAACTGGTTCCACATACATGGTATTCTACCGCTGCCTATCGGCTTGTAACCCGTAAGGGCAAGATGCTCGTAACGGCAACCCCTATAACGGGCTATACTCCAGTATTCGGCACATTCGTTAACGGTGCAGAAATCAGAGAGACGCGCCCTGCACCATTGCTGGAGAACCAGCCGACAGTAGCTGGGGCCAAGAGGGGGGAGATGCCATACATCATGGAATGCATCGACCAGAAGAAGGCTTGTATGTTCTTCTTCACAGAATTTAACCCCTACAACCCGTATGACCAAATGGAACGGACGTTATCCGGTGAAACGTCCACACAAATCAAAATCCGAGCCTACGGCTACACAGATAAATCGGCGGGAAACTTTTTCCCTAAGTTTGGAAAAACACACATCATCAAGCCGGACAGGATTCCGGAAGATGGCACGAACTATATGTGCGTCGATCCCGCTGGGAGTCGCAATTGGTCTATGCTTTGGTTACGGGTTGATTGTGATGGGAATATGTATGTTTATCGTGAGTGGCCAGACCTTGAGACGTATGGGGAATGGGCTATACCCGCCCAAAAGCCGGAGGGAGCCATAGGGCAGGCGGCGAAGCCGGAAGGCAGGGGGCTGATGGAGTACAAGGAAATCATTGAGGAATTGGAGGGGGCCGAGACTATAGAGGTTAGGCTGATAGACCCCCGAGCCGGAGGGAGTACGGCTGCAACAGCCGAGGGGGGAGAGACTTTAATAGACTTACTGGAGGAAATAGGCTTGGACTTCTACAAGGCCGCAGGGCTCCCCGTTGAGCAGGGGTTGAGCCTAATAAACGAGAAATTAAACTATAACATCGACGAGCCGTTGAGCGTATGCAACCAACCATCGCTTTTTATAAGTGAGAAGTGCGGGAACCTAATCGACTGCATGAAGGAGGTGACTGCCGCTGGCGGTGACAAAAACAAGTGGAAAGATTTTGTCGATTGCTTGAGGTATCTTTTGACATATGACCCGATATACGTTGACGGGCAAACTTGGAAAGCACACGGTGTTGGTGGGGGTTATTAATGAATACTATACTAAAGGATGAATGTGTATTTATGGGATTCAAAGAGGCTGCAACTTCTTTGGGATTAAGCATCAGCTATTTGCAGAAATTAGCGAATGCAGGAGCCCTCAAGACGTATACAACGGACGGGGGCAAGCGAAAAATTTATAGGGAAGATTTAATTAGGGTATTTGACTTGAATGAAAGATAAACTGGCAGAGGCTTCTGAGAAGCCCGATATATTGGAACTGCATGACGAGTACCGTCGAGCGGTTGGGGAAGGGTTTACGTCCGAGCGGCTGGACTACTGCGACAAGCAGCGGTTAACCCTCTGGGATTCACAGACCAGCGACTTTAAAAAACACGCAACCGACGAGGCCCAAGCCTTCCCGTGGGAGGGCGCGGCTGACACAAGGGTGAGGCTTGTTGACTCTGTTGTTCGCAACTTACTGGACTTACTGATGGTAGCCTTTAGACGGGCTCAAGTGCGAATCAACCCCGTGGAGACGGGCGACACAGAATCGGCATCAGCACTCAACACGCTGTTTCGATGGCTGGTCGGCTCGCGGCTATACAACGAGCTTCAGCGGGAGGCTGAACTGTTTGGCGAGTACGGGCTGACTTACGGCTACAGCGTTATGTTTGTAGGCTGGGAGCAGAGCCAGATTCTAAAGCCCCAAAAGATAACCCTGCAAGCGTTGCAGGCAATGGCACAGCAGGGCGGTGAGGAGATCGGATTAACGGAGGACATTATAGAGATGATCCAGAATCCGGAAGCGGCCAACCAAGTTGCCGAGTTGTTTATAGGCTTGGTTCCAAATGTCCGCAAGAGGCGAGCCTTGAGGATGGTTAAAGAGCTACGGGAGACGGGTGAAACGGAAATTCCCATGCCGGAGGTTAACAGGAACCAGCCAGTATGTGTCGCCCTCAAGCCTTACGAGGACATAGTGTTCCCGTCTGAAACCGTGGAGCTTCAGAAGGCTCGGGTTATATATCGCAGGGTGCTGATGACGGAGGTGGAACTTCGCAGCAAGATTAGCGACGAGGGATGGGACGAGGAGTTTGTTGAGCAGGCTGTCGAGACGGCAGGCAAGACAACTGATCCAAACGGCATTAGTCTAAACGTGAACACTCTCGGCACGTTACCGGATGACACCCGTAACCTCATTGAAGTTGTTTACGCCTACACACGGCAGCTTAACGAGGACGATGTGGCAGGCATTTACTGCACGGTGTTCAGTCCCTACACCACAAGGAACGACAGCGAGGAGCCTCTATACGCCAAGCATGAGCTTGTTGACTACGCCCACGGCCAGTACCCATTTATTGAGTACAGGAGGGAGAGGCCGAGCCGAAGGGCTATAACGGAGAGTCGAGGGGTTGCGGAGGTTAGTGCCTGTCAACAGGCCGAGCTAAAGGCGCAGCGAGACAGTATAATTGACCGGACTAGCTTGGAGACTATCCCGCCGATTCAGTACAACCGCAGGCTCGGCATGGTCAACAACCTTGGCCCTGCAATAATGGTTCCCGTGTCGAAGGTTGGCGACTACTCACCGCTACAACTCACGGCTGGAGTCCCTGCAACATCGATGCAATGCATAGACATGATACTGCATGATGTTGCGGAGTATTACGGGCTACCCCACGCGAATATACCCCCGTTGACAACAACGATGAAGCAGCAGGCACTCGTCAACAACTGGTTGGCTGCATGGACAGAAGTCTACCAGCAGATGCTTGCTCTCACGCTGCAATACTTATCCCCCGAGGATATGCAGCGGGTCACGGGGGTTCCCCTTCAAGTCAGCGACCTAAACACGCTGCCGGACTTCATTATGAAGTTTGACGCACGGGACATGAACGACGATTACGTCCTGAAGAAGCTGGAGGTTATAGCGCAGCAACTGCTGCCACTTGACGCTGGTGGATCGATTGAGAGAAACACACTCATCAAAAAAATGGTGAGCAGCTTGGCTCCGGAGATGGCAGACGAGATACTCATCGATCAAGGTTCGGCTTCACAGAAGATGTTTAACGAAATGAAGGCAGAGCTTTCCAGCATGATGCAAGGGTTTGAGGGCAACTACCAAGAGAAAGACCCCGCTGCACAGAGCAAGCTGCAATACGTTCAGCAGCTAATTGAGTCCAACCCGAAAGCGCAGGGACAGATGCAGGAAGACGAGCAATTCAAGGCTCTGCTGGAGAACTACACGCAGTCTCTGCAATTCCAGATACAGCAGCAGCAAAACTCTATGGTAGGGAAAATAGGCGTAAAGCCAATGCAGTAAATGAGTATAGACAACAGCAAACTGAAGACACTACTGGCCTCGGGAAACGGGGATGACACGCTCAAGGGAGTGGATTTGTTAATACAAGACTCTATAACCGGAGAGATAGCCTTTATATCTGGAACAGGCATAGAAAGCCATGACAGGGCTCACGCCTGTGGCCGCATCGATGCGCTGATAACGATCAAGGAAGTCATCGACGATGCCGTAAAGGAAGCGAAAATAAACAGGTAGATTATATTACAACATAGTATAACAGGTTTTATATAACACACCTGTTAGGAAAAGGAGCCCCCTCGGCGTATAGCGGTGGGGGTTTTCTGTGTTTTGCCTATACCAAAACGCTGGCGAGGAATCTTGCACCTTAACGCATGGCTGAAGGACAGAATACTGGCGACTCGCTGCCCGAGTCGCAGGAAGCAACGGAAGGGCTGAAGCAGAATATAGGAGGTCTTTTAGACCAAGCGGGACTTGACCGGATTTTGGAGCCAGACGCGCTCTTTGAGTCGGAGCAAGAGGCGAGTGAACCCGAGCCTACGCACCCCGCCGAAGATGAAGCTGAAGAGGGTACTGAAGAAGTAGACGAATCTGCCAAGCCGAGTGGCGAGGAGAAAACAGATTCCGAAACCGAGTCAGAAGTTCTTTCTCAGAGTGAAGAAGATGACGAGTCCGGCAAGGGGCAGGACGGTCTTCTGAAGCGCATTGGAAAGCTAACAGCAATCCGCAAGGAGGCAGAGGGTAAAGTCTCTTCTCTTGAGGATCAAGTGGCAGACCTACGGGCGCAGCTTGAGCAGAAGGGGGATGAGTCTCCTGCTGTCGTTAACAGCAATGTTCCTTATTCGGACGTTGTAACAGTTAAGGATGTGGAGTCAAAACTCACAGAAGCTCAAGAGGTATATGATTGGGCCGAGGACAACCCTAACGGGACTGTTCAAGGCGACAAGGATTATTCCGAAGAAGACGTTTTGGCCATTAAGCGGAAAGCAAGGAAGGCTTTAAGGGACTTACCAAGAAGGAAGGATTATTTGCTGCGGGAGCGTGAAAACTCAAGCGTAGTGGAGACAGCTTTTCCTTACTGGAAAGATCGATCTCATCCGATGTATCAGCAAGCTATGGAAATAGTTCGCAATCGTCCAGAGATTAAAAGTCATGCCGAGTGGAAAGCTGATGTTACGATTTATCAATTGGGTTTGATGGCATACGAAGAACTACAAAGTTCAAGAAGCCAGAAGAAGTCAGTAGTTAAAGCACCGGCACAGCCAACCAAGCCAACTGCGGCAAAGAGGTCTGTTAGCAAAGACAAGCAGGCAAAGTCGAACGCAGTCAAAAACTTCACTCAACGAAGGGATAGAGACTCACTAACTGAATTAATGAAAGGCTTTATCTAATGGCTCAATTATTTGAAAGCGACTTCCAAGGAGATGGAAGCGCGAAAACAGCAGGCCCGAGTAAACGGGAAGACTTAGCGGATTACATTTCGCTAATAGACGCAAAAGACACGCCGCTGAGTTCACTTGCCCCGAAAGGCAAAGACCTTGGCAATATGTATCACCGCTGGTCGGCTGATGTATATGAGGGTGCAACCCACGAAGGGTTCAAGGACGGCAAAGACGCCACAACGACTGCAAGCACTCACGCAAACACAGCGTCAAGTGTGTTGGGTTATGATGGTGGCACTTGGGACGAGGACGGTGAAGACGACTCACTTGAGTCAACGACTCACGGTGCTGGCTATGAGCCGCTGATAATGAATCATGCTCGCCAGCGTGATGAGTTGTCTAACTACGCTCAGTATTTCCGCAGGGCTACCAAGGTATCCCCGCTGGCTGCTGAAGTTACGAACCCTGTAGGCGGCAAAAACTTGCTCGCTCAAGGTGTTGCTAAGAAGACGGTGGAATTGAAGCGAGACATGGAAAAGACTTTCCTGTCCAACAACAAGCCTGTCAGGGAGACAAGCACCCTGCCTTACAAAACCAGAGGTATGGGAAGCTGGGTTAACAATGCTCCAGAAGCTGGGGCTCCAACGGATGCAAACATCCCAACTGCCTATTTAACGCCAGCGGCAAACACGTTTGATGTTTCTGCTGGTGCAGGGACGGAACTTCTAACTGAAACAGCTATCCAAGATGTTTTGGAGTCTATCTATGGAGTTACCGGAAATGTTCGTTCGTTCGACCTAATCTGTGGTGCTAAAATCAAGCGTGGTTTCACTAACTTGACGGCAACAGCGATTACGCAGGACGCAACCCCAGACACAAACGCGATGGCCGCGACTCAAGTTCGCACGTTTAATCAAGACTTGGGAGCTTCCACGTTCAAAAACACAATCACGGTTTTTGAGGGTGATTTCGGGACGCTTAACATCCACGTTGATAACTTCACTCCAGACAACCAAACCGGATATATTATCCCAA